GGATAGGAATTTGCTATTATCTTCAAACTTGGGCGTACAGCTTTTACGGTATGTCGAAAGCATGGCCATGCTGTAACAATGGGCGCAAATAGTATCATCCGCGCCCTTGTTCATTGACTGGCAAAACTCATTTGTTAATGTGTTTGTGTTTAGGCTGGGGATTCCAGTCATTTTACCACTGCCAACACTCCATCTATTAAGCACTGGGAAACACTCCATGGTTAAACGGTGCGCCCTTGTCTGCGTTAAAGTAGAGCTTTTTATTGATAACGTCCAGCTTGATATAGTTACGGCTAGTGATATGCTTAAACAGTACAACCTTATCACTGGTTTCATCTGCCGTAATACCCATAATCATGAACTCACTGCAATGCACGGTGCGGGATGATCCGCCAGCGTCTGGCAGTGGGCAGGCCCGCAACACTTGGTCCAGTTCTGCAAAGAAATCACGGCAGTCAGTAGGTGTAATATCCATGAAGTATTTACGGGGGGTTGGTTGGTTGAGCGTTTGGTTGTTCATTGGTTACCTCTTATTGTTTCAGTGTATTAAATGGGCGTGGCCTTTGCTGTCTTGTGGCCATGTGTGGAAGGTTCCTTCGCTTAAACCTAATCACTGCGCCTGTGACAACTTACAAAACTACAAGCAATAATACAAGTAGTTTCACGAACGCGCATACACGTGCGCAATCATATATAATAAAACATCACACACAAGCACAGGATCCGCGCGGAATCGGGACCAGCTGCGAAATTTAAATCAACAATTAATCATGTCATCAACTCAACCCAAAAAAAGAAAACGGAACGCGCGCGGGCGGGGGGCCTTCCCCACCAATGTACTCCCCATAGATTTTCCGAGCTATTTTTAGAAGAGGATAACCGTTCCTTTAACCGTTAAGGTAACCGTTAAGGTAACGGTTAAGGTAACCGTTAGGCTAACCGTTAAGCTAACCGTAAGCGTAACCCCTGGTTATGGTAATGGTTATGGTTATGGTTAAATAATATTAAATAAAGTTTCGTGAGATTTTTCTTATTTTTGTGATGCAGATCATTTTATATTATTTTTAGAAATTTTATGAAAGTTTCATGTAGAAATAAGATTTTTGACACATATAGCCAGGTAGAAGCAGAGAAGAAAGGCATTAAATACCTGGTAGATTGGCGCAAAGCAAACAAAGGTGACTGGATCCTGGCTGATGATGGCAAGGTTCTGGAGGTCCTGGGGCGTAGGAAGCATAGCAACAAGTCTAAAAAGCCTATTTATCTTATCAGAACTGGCTTTGGTGAAACCCCAACCTATCGTAAAAAAATTTTTGCACAGAGCGCATGGGATTATGATCGTGATAAGTATGACAGATCAATAAAATTCAAAGTCAAACCAACTACTCTGCAAATGGCGTTTATCAATTGCCTGGTGGAAAATTATGAGATAGGACAAAATGGATTGTGGAAACCATCCGAGCTTATTGAAGCCTATCTACACACATACCAGGACAATAACCCAAATCAGGCCCTTAAAAGAGCCTTATGGATACTTAAAAAAGATACGGTAAAGGAGAAACTGAGCTTACTTTTGAAGGATAAACTGGAAAAAGTCGGAATAAATGATGAATATGTGGCTGAAAAGCTTAAAGAGTTCATCGAAGATCCTGAAGCTCCACACTCAGTGCGCCTTACGGCCCTGGGCAAAGCATCCGATCTGCTTGGCCATAATGCCAAAACACAGGAACAAAGAACAGATACTGTCTTTATGCTCTCCGATACTGAAAGAAAAAAATTGCAGATACAACGAACAAAACTGCTAAAAAATGACGGAAAAGAGATAGCGGAATCATGATATGAATCTAACGCCTGACGAGAAAGCAAGGGTCCTTACCAGGATGTATGTAGACCCTTTCTTGTTTGCAGAAGTCCTTTTTGGCGATGTAAATCAGCCAATGCACTACCATCTCCGTAAGAAATCTCCCCCATTTCATAGACAAATATTTGAAAAATTACTAAGCCTGGATGAAGGCGATAAACTCTGTGTTGTCGCTCCCCGTGGACACGCTAAAACAACCCTTATATCACTAATTTACCCCCTACATAGGATCCTGTTCGGAGAAGAGCATTTTGTACTCCTTATTTCGGAATCGGAAACACAATCGAAATATCTCCTTGAGGCGTTAGGCAACGAAATCGAATATAACGAAAAGCTCAAATACTTTTTTGGTAACCGTATAGGATCCATTTGGGGGAAGGAAGAGAAAGAGGTGATCGGCAGATTAGATGAAAATGGAAAAGCGGAATTGACCTGTAAGATCCTTATCAGGGGTACTGGGCAAAAAGTCCGTGGACTAAAGTATGGTGCTTACAGGCCCACCCTTACCATTATTGATGATGGAGAGGGTGAATCGAATACTATGACAGACACAGCCAGGGATAAGTTCCGAAAATGGCTGAACGGTGCTGTTATTCCTGGCTCTGCCGATGCGAAATTGTGCTTTGTTGGTACAATAGTAGACGAAGATTCATACCTGAATCGTGTGGCTGGCCCCAAAGCCTACGACCGAAAAGGTCGAAAAAAGGTCAAAGGCTGGAAATCGATGTTCTATCAAGCCGTAAGACAAAAAACTCCACCTGGACAATATGTAGCTTCTGGCAAGGAAATAGTTGGTAAAGATGGCGTTCCTGAAGTACTGTGGAAAGAGCATAGGCCCTACAAGTGGCTGGACGATGAAAAAGAAAGGCTAATCTCCGAGGGTGATGCTGCCTATTTCTTCCAAGAATACCAAAATATTCCTATGGATGATTCATTTAGGGTGTTCAAAAAAGAACATATACAGTACTACCAGGGTTACCATGTTATGGAAGGTTCTGTACATTACCTTGTTAGATCCGAAAAGGGCAGCAAGGAAAGAATCCCCATACACCTCTTTATGGGCGTAGATCCTGCCTCAAGCGAAAATGTCAAGGCTGATTATACTGCCATTGTTGTTATTGGCGTTGATAAGGACTTTAATATATATATTATAGATCTCTATAGGGGCCAAGTCACACCGATGGATGGAGCTGATAAAATTTTTGAAATGGCGGACCAATATATGCCAAAAGAAATTAAAATTGAGGAAACTGGCCATGTTATGCTGGCTGACTATGTGATGAGAAAAGGCAAAGAAACAGGCAGATTCCTCAATATTACACCAAAAAAGGCTATAAAAGCCAAATATTATCGGATTAAACAGATGCAGCCGTATTTTGCATCAAAAGCCGTGTTTATGAAAGATGAACATTATATTCTTGAACAGGAACTCCTGTCATTTAAAGAACATGGTACATTTAAGAAAGATACCCTGGATGCGCTTAGATGGGCCATCGATGATATATTTGCACCAAAAGGCGATATAGACGAGGAAGGTAACTGGGTATTCCCATCTACCATGATCGGAGCCGACTGGGAAACAGGGGAACCAATATATAAAGCGTGATGCATGAATGGACATAGCGCAGACGATAGAAACACTGGGACTCCCAGTAGCGGTTGCCCTGGTGTTTGGATATTCTACCTTGTATTTGATGAAATTCTTAACAGGGAAATTAATTAAAAGGCTCGATGAACAGTTTGGCAGGCTAGAAGGGATTGTTATAAAATTAATAGATTCAAACAATCAAGAGAAACAGGCAACACAAAAGCAGGGAATGGAGCAATCCGCCCAATTTTCAGAGTTACTTGGAAGATTTGATACATTGATATCTGTGTTTCAAAAACTGTCAGGCAATGGGTTAAAGAAAGTAGAAAGCGATTAATATATGTTTCTTAATTATAAAAAATTAAAGGCAGCCAAACTTGTAACAATTGAACAAGTCATTGAATATGTAGATGACTATGCAGGCACTAAAGGATTATCTGCGGTTGTAAAAACAAAACAATTTAATCCCGAAACAGGCGAGGAATTAGACACAAAGATCAAAAAGATAAGGACCACTACACTGGAATATGAATGTGATCAAATGGAAGAGGGTCTGACTAAAACAAAATTGGCTATTGATTCAAATAGACAGCTTATAGAAGATATAAAAGCATTAAATGGAAAGGAAAATAACAATGACAACAAAAAAACCAAAAAAAGCACCTCCAGCAAGTCCAAGTCCAAGTCCAAGTCCAAGTCCAAAAGCTGAAACATCAGCATTTGACAAAGGGATGAAGGAATGTGGCATTACAAGTCGTAAGCACTTTGCAACAAAGGTTCTTGTAAATCCAAACAGGTGGCAAGGGTGTTACGATGAAGCAAAAAAAATAATGACAGAGTTTAATAAATAATGCCCATACCAATAGCCAGCCTGAATACCCCTAAAATATCTTCGGAAGAGATTCGTAATGAATTTATATTGTACGAATCTTCGTCATCCACATATCGGTTTCAAATGGCCGAAGATGAAGAGTTTTACCTGGGGAATCAACTGACGCAGGCCCAAAAGGAATACCTTATATCGGTGGGCCAACCTCCAGAGGCCAATAATAAGATCAGGCCCGCGGTTGAAACAGTTCTTGCGCATATAGCTTCATCATCTCCAGAGTGGGATGTTCTTCCTTTTGGCAAAGGGGATGAGGACTTTGCCTATGTTCTAAACCAGATCCTTGACAAGATATGGCTGGATAGCCATGGAGATGTGCAGTTCAGGAAGGCCTGTAAGGATTACCTGGTCAAAGGTATCGGGTACTGCTTTGTATACCCAGACTGGAATGCTGACAAGGGCCTGGGAGCCATCAGGGTCCGCAGGATCCCGCCAGAGGCAGTATTCGTTGATCCCAACAGTTCTATGGCGGATCTGTCGGATGCCAGTAGTATAATATACTCCGATGTGCATACCAGGGCCAGTCTGCTTACATTATTCCCAAGATATAAAAAACATATAAATGATGCCGAGCAGGACAATACTATAAATGAAACATCATCTGGGAAATACTCCAGGGACGATATGATGACACCAGCGGATATGCCTGACGATCACCAGGAGAAGGTCCGCAAATTTCTACACTGGTCAAAAGTAAATATACCAATGGCCAGGATAACAGACATGACAACTGGGTTTACCCAGGTTTATACCAAGGATGAATACAAAGAATTTATATCTGATGAAAAGTATAACATCATGATAGGAGATGGAATTATTGAAGAAGAAGTAATTTATGATACAAAAATTCGTGAAGTCTGCGCATTTGGTGATGTAATATGCTATGATAAGGTCCTACCGATATCAACATATCCAGTGCAATGTGCTATGAATGAACATACAGGCACACCATTCCCTGCTGGCGATGTAAGACATGCCAAGGCTCCGCAGAGGATGTTAAACCGCACAGAAGCTCTTTTAATCAGCCATATTAACGCTACAACGAACTTTAAGCTAGTTTATGAAGATGGGGCCATAGATCCAGAAGAAATTGTAAAATGGAGCATCCCCAACGCAGTAGTTCGTGCAAACCCTGGCGCACTCAGGGAAGGAAAAATAAAAGAATTTTCCCCATCCGCTGTATCTGCCCAGCTTTATACAGAGAAACAACGCTATGAACTTGATATAGAACAAGTATTTGGTGCTTATAAATATATGCAGGGATCTACCCAGGATGCCCCTGGTACAGTAGGAGAGGCCCAGATCGTTGATGAGGCCGTGGCAAGGAAGCAGAACTGGAAGGTTCTGCCCATATATGATATGCTCAACAGCCTAGCCATGGTAGCCTTGGAATGGTTCCCAGTGGTATACGATCAGCAAAGAGCCGTAAGAGTTCTGGCCCCAGATGGCAGGGCGCAGGAAATAACCCTGAATCAACCAGTATGGGATGACAGATCTGCCTCAATTAAAAAAGCATTTGATATGGGATCTATAAATGTTGATATCAAAATAGTTATAGGATCCACAAGGGCAAAATCTCCATCTGCTATACTATCACGGGACCTCCAGCTTTTGGAGGTAGGTATATATGATAGAACACAAGTTATTATGAATCTCCCAGGCGATGTAGATAAAGCCTCCCTGATGGAAAGACATGGTCAGATCGAAGGACTTATGAGCGAAAACAAGGGCCTTATGAGTGAAGTAGAAAAACTCAAGGGTGATCTGCAAACCAGGGAAAGAGAGATATTCCACGCCAATATGCGTGCAGAAATTTCAGAGGCAACTAAACCAGTTGCCCAGGCCGTAAGCAATGTTAAGGCCAATGCAAGACTTCAAGAACAAAGGCAACGTGATAAAACTGCTGAAGTTGGCAGGGATCTCGATGTTGCCTTGGACGCGGTTAACTCTGACGAAGAAAAACCGCAGGCACCTGAAAAAGCTAAAAAAGCCAAAACAGGTTAACCTGCACAAATGAGGAGCATCGTATAATGAGCGATCAAGAAGAAAAACAGGCAACAGAAGAAACAACCGATAACCTTGTTGATGTACTGGATGAGTTCAATTCAGGTGAAGAAGTAAAAGCGGAAGAAGTCCAAGACAAAGAACAAGGCTCTGATGAATCCAAGGAACCTGAAAGCGTGGGTGAAGGAAAAACAGAAACAGAACGGCAAGAAGCCATTCAATGGCTGATTGACAATAAGTTCAAAGATGACGATAAGGGTAAGCAGGACCTGGCTCATGCCTATAAGGAACTTCAGTCCAAAACCGATAAGGAAAGGGCTGAAACCGATAAGGAAAGGGCTGAATTTACTCAACAGGCTCAGAAATATGAGCAACTTGATAAACTTGATGGGTACCTGAGAGATAACCCTGATGTTGTTAAGCAACTCAGTGAAAGAGTGAAGATGGATGTGGATAAGCCACCTCCAAAACCTGAAGAATATGACATTCTGGATGAGCAGATCGAAGGCTCAGACTCAGCAAAATGGCGCGAACAAAATGACCAATGGTTGGTCAATAGGGGCGCACAAATTGCTAAAGATGAGATCGGTCAGTTTAAGGCGGAAATTCAGGCTAAAGAACAACGTGAATCGGAAATTAATGAACTTAAAGACCTCGGTCTTGACGAAAGTGATATTGAAAGCTTTAATACGTTTATGACGGATAATAGCAATCTTACCACTCCTAACCTGGTCAAAATCTGGAAATTCCTATCCCAGCACAAAGACGGGAATAGTCAAAAGGCAGCTGGCAGAAAAGAAGAAACAACGGCAGCCGCCTCTCCTGGTAAAGCACCAGTTACTGATGTTGACCCCAGTTCAAAGGAAGTTGACACATTCTGGGACGGAATCATGGACAATTCTCGTAAAGTCTAATGATTACAGCGCATATTTAATATGCGCACAGAATAAGGAATAAGAAAAATGGCAACAACATATGGAACAGGGACCGCTGGTCAATTTACAGATGCCTCGCAAAGACAGGTACTGGAACTTGGCAAGAGAGTCCATCATTATAATCCTGACGTTACGCCCATCTACACAGTTGCTGGTCGCGCATCAACGAATGTAACTCCCGTGCCGATCTTCGAGTGGATGGAGGATGAGTTTATGATCAAAAAAGATGTAACATTATCAACAATAGTAGCTAATGTACTAGATGTAACAACATCAAGTTCTTCCCAGGAAGATGGCTGTATTGTAGTATGTGAACGGACGGCCCAGCTTGAAGCATTTGAAGTTGGTGCTATCTATAGTGCCACAGTAACAGCAGGCACAACATTGGACACTGATGTGACACATCTAATGTGTGTGCGTATTGGTCTGAACTGTGAGCATGCTTCCGCGGAAACCAATATGGTTCAGTTTGTAGGTATGCATGCTGGATCTGGCACAAACCAATGGCAAGTAGAGCCTAACGCAACTGGAACAGACCTTATTGTTGGGCATGCTACAGGAGCTGTAACATTCAAATATGTCACCAATGCTGGTGAATATTATGATGCTGGCGTTTTAGTACCTAATGTCTGGGGTAATAATCTGACTAACTCTCAGATTAAAGGTCTTGCTGTTGCTGACTACTTCCAGGGTTATGCTGGTGGTGTTGGCTGGGCGGAAGGTGCGGCTGTAGGCGTTGAAACGAAGAAAAAGGTCCGCAGGTTAAAAAACTGCACCCAGATCTTCCGTGAGCCTTACA